AGCTGTTTTACCGCCGTTGGTTTCGGCTTTCTGCCCCTCTGTGCCAAGCGTATCACCTCCATTCGTATAAATTTCTTGCCATTAAAAATTTTCATACAAAAAACCGCCATTTAAGGCGGTTTAAAAATTGTATTTTCTTATTTTTCTGTAATCATAATCTCATATTCATAGCTGTTTAGTTCAAAAAGGTCAACTACTTTCCATAAATCATATTGGTCAGGAATATCTTTAACTGTTCCGCAGAAATAAACGTCTGTACGTTTTTCATTAACCAATTTTATTGTTGCGTTTCGGTTGATAAGGCTGTAAAGTTTCTTTAATTTTAGCATTTTGTTTTCCTCCGTTTTCTCGGTCTGTTTATCTTTTTGTTGTACACATATTACCGTTATGTGAGGACTTTATCAATACCATTACTATACAAAAAGTACAGCCTTTATTTGTGTATATACTACCCTCGTATTCCCTTAAAGTTATAGTTTCCCTTACGAATTTCCGCAATGTCGGCATCTTGTGCCTTTTTGTATTCCGAATCGGCACATTCTTTTTTCTTGCAGTCCATACAGATACATTCGCTGTTAAACATACTTTGAATTCTACCGTCTTTTAAAGACTTTCCGCATCGGTCACAGTTTTTCTGTGTAAAAAAATTATCCATCTCAATTCACCTCCGCCATACAGCGGTCAAATGCCGTCTTTAATTCCTCCACGGGCATACCGTTAGATTTATACCCGCGTTCTATTCCTCCGTAATAATACTCTGTCGGTGTCTGCATCTTTTGACAGTATTTATCGCCCATAACATAGAACATCGCTTTAATCGTATCTTCGCCGTTATCAATTTCCACAGAAATATTCTTCTTGATATAAAAGCTCGGATAACCCTCATAATGGTCAAGTGTCTTTTCGCACTGTTCTGTAATGACCCAAAGCAGAACAGGCACTCGGTCTCCCTCAGATTTTTCAATGTTGGCAAAGCCTCCGCTCCTGAATGTGAGCCGATAGCCGTTTATGTACCCCACCTTGTACACTTCAGCATGCGGACATCTATACGCCATCTGTGCCAAATTAATGTTTGAGCCGTATGCTCCGTAGATTTTTGTTTTCATAATATTTCGTCCTTTCTGAGCGGTTGATTTTTGTAATACCGCTTCTACTGCCATAAAGACGGCTTAAACCGTCCGTTGGCTGTAACTGTTACAGACTTATTTGTCTTTCTCTCTCATACTGCGGTGTATAATTTCAAGTATTTCATTCTGTTCCTCTTTACCTACACCGATATTTTCAAGAGCCTCGTGTATGCCGCAGTCAGGACAAATCATTGTTTTGTTATCTGCTCTTGATAATGCAGGTCTGCCTGTGTATTCCTGTCCGCATTTAGGACATATGGCTGTTTTTATATCTTCATACTTCTTCATATCACTGTCTCCTTTTTGCTTTCGTCAATATCGTGTAACAACTGTTTTGAATCAAATCCGAAGTTTCTGTATCCCCAAAGGCAAGTCATAACATAACTCATTGACGGAACACCGCTCGGTCTGTTTTCGTCCAATATATATGCAAATGCTGTGCGTTCACGTTTTTTGCCCGTCTTAATTCCTGTCACCGTTACTTGAAATTCCTTTTTATAATAATATTTCGGATACCCCTCGTAGCGGTCAAGCGACCGTTCGTCATCTGTTGTCAACTGCCACACAGCTACCGGAACTTCCGCACCTTGTTTCGGTTCAACGGTCAGATAAGATCCTGTTTTGCTTTTCTTGAACATTAGCTTGTAATTCTCTATAACCGCAGTTCCCATAAGCCGTGCCGACGGGCAGCGATACCGCATTTGCGGTGTGTAAAGGTTACTGCCGTAAGCTAAGTAATACCGTTTCATTATTATCATATCCTTTCCGAAGGAAACACCCTTCTACCACCTTAAGACCGCCAAATGCGGTCACAGTTTTAAGGTTATAGGAGGCTGTTTTCTTCGGTTATGCCATTCTGCCATTTCTGAATGATGCATCTCCGTCAAGGTGTTTTGTAAGGATTTCTCTCGCCGTTGCAAATTCTTCACCGATAAATCCAAGTCTTAAAAGCCATGTTCTCATTGCGTATTTAGGATTTTCAGTCTGCTGTGGTTTCGGACTTGCTGACTTTAGTGTTTTTGCCATCTGACTGAGTGCAAGGCAAAGCTGAATGTAGCTTTTTAACTGTCCTGCGTGTAAGCCGTTTTGTTTTCCGTCTGACGGAGCATCGAATTGAAAAAGTCTGAATTCAACCGTTCCTTTCGTAAAAGTTGCGTGTAGGTTCAGCATATGGTATCTGCTGTCGTTGTAATGCTGTGTTCTGCCGTAGTTTGCACCGTTTGATGTGTACCAAATATCCGCTAATTCCGACATTGTTCTTGGCTTTCTTCTGTTAAGGTTATCAAGAAATTTCGGACTTACCATTCTGCAGTAATTGTTTATTCTGCTCTGTGAAATATTTAATGCACTTGCTATGAGGCTTTCGTGGCTTGCCATTATGTTTGCAAGATTTCTGAGTGTCTGTGCTGTGTGTCCGTTAGCACCGATATGAATATGTACACCGCATCCTCGTGTTGCATCGCTTTTGGCTTTTGCTTTTCTGAGTCTTCTTATAAGTTCCTGCAAAAGCGGAATATCTTCGTATTTAAGAATCGGCGTTACCAATTCGCATTTCTCACTGTCAACCCCTGCAATGCTTACATCCCTTTGGAATTTCCACTCTCTGCCCTCTGTGTCCCAAGCTGACCAAGTATAATAACCGTTTCTGTCTGCTGTATATTTGTATCTGCCTGTTCCGAAATAGTCTGCGGCTATTCTCGCAGCATTTTCTCTTGTGATGTTGTTCATTTCAACCTCAACACCGATGGTCTGTCTTTTCATTTCCTCAATCTGAATTCTTGTTTTCTCGTTCATTGTATTTCCTCCGTTTTTTAGGCTTTCTGCCCTTTTCTTGTAACACATATTACCGTCATACGGAGATTATATCAATACGATTAGTACACAATAATATACACTGTAATTTGTGTACATTACGGCTGTGGATTGAGTTTGTGTTTATTTTTCTTACTTACATCGCTCCGGTCTGCCGTAGCGAAATGCACCGTCACCGCTGAGATTTCTCATCAGTTCTTTACGGAGCGGTTTATATTCCATACCTGATAAACCGATACGATTTAAGAATGTACGCATTGCAAATTTTTCGTTGTCAACCGGCTTATCCTTTGTATTCACTCTTACAGCTTTTTCTGCCATTTGGTAAAGGGCTTTGAAAAGTGATATATAAAGTCCAAGCTTTTCATTTGGAATTACGCTGTCAAACCAGTCAAACCATATTTCATCCTTGTTCCATTCAACTTTCAGTTCCTTATCCGTACCGACTGCTTTTTGAAACAAGGTCATTTTACCCGCAATAATCGCTTTGAGATTTGCAATGATTTTATCGTTACAAGGTTTATCGGATAATTTTGAAATCGGCAGTCCGATTGAACAGCCTATTGTTTCACTTTCAAAATCTTTATTTGTGTCTGAAATATCAACATTTTTGTCATTCTCGGTTTCATATCCGCACTCATACAGCTTTTCAAGTAAATGCTCAACCTTATCATTGTCGGTGTCGCTTGAAATTTTAAGTGTTCCGTCACTCGTAACTGTACAGTCGTCGCCAATTTGATAAGCAAACGACGGTGCTCCAAGATATTTAGACTTTTCTCCGATTATATTGCTAACTGCTTTTACGAGAGCCTTTCTTTCCGTTCCTGTCAGATTATATTTAATCTCCATTACGGTAATCCTCCTTTATTTTTTTGTTAAGCACATATTACCGTCATGCAGAAAATATATCAAGGTGTATAGTACACAATA